CTCAGGTTCCAGTTGGCGCGCATGCGCTGCTATGGACAAGGAAGCGTTTCTGATGCGAGCCGGACCTCTGCGTCACCGCTGTTCGCTGCAGAAGAACCAGCGCGCCCCGGATGGTATGGGCGGCGGCGCGATGGCCTGGGTCGAGCTGCGCAAGGTTTGGGCTGAAATCACCATGCCTACCGGTCGTACGCAGGTTGTGGCTCAGCAGCTCACCGCTGATGTGACAGCCGAGATCCGGTGCCGACCCGCTGATGAACTGGTGGCGGGCCTGCGCCTGGTGCACAAGGGCATCACGTACAAGATCGAGGCTGCACTGCTCGATAACGCGAACAGCATGCTACGACTGCTGTGCTCGAACGTAACCAGTCCCTGAGGTACTGACATGGCCCGGCGTTCCAAGGGTGATTTCAAGCTGCGCGGTCTTCTGCGCCGTATCGGCAACCAGATGGAGAGTGACCTGCGCCCGGCGATGGTCCAGGCGGCCAACCTGGTGCTGGCCACGCAGCAGGAGCTGATACCCGTTGACGATGGCGATGCCAGGAACACGCTGAAGGCGTTCGTTTCCAAGAGCGGCCTTGACGCGCAGATAGGGATTCGAGGAAAGCGCGATAACCGTAAAGTTTTCTATGTCGTCTTCCTCGAGCGCGGGACCAAGCAGTATCAGCGCGGCAACACCGTAGTTGCGCCCCGTCCGGCGCATCCCTGGCTTCGGCCTTCAATTGACCTGAATCGTGATGACATTGCCCGCCTGATCAAGGCGGCCATTGCCAGCACGCTGTCGCGTGCCGCACAGGAGGCGCGATGAGTGACCCGACGCTGGCGCTACAAAAGGCGCTCTACGCGCGGTTGTCGGCTTCAATTTCCTGCCCGGTCTATGACGATGTGCCGGAAGAAGCCGCGCCGCCATACACGACTTTTGACCGCGAGTTTTCACGTAACACCACGCCGATATCGGGCAAGGATCGACAGAACCGCCTGTTCTACCTGTCCGTGTGGAGTAATTACCCTGGTCAGTTCGAAGTGAAAAAGATCATGGCCGAGATTTACGCGGCGGTTAACGAGCAGCCGCTGGCGCTTGAGGTTGGAAGGGTTATTTCTGCCCGCGTCACGCGCTCCGAAAGCACGCGCGAGCCTGATGGTCGTACCTACATGGGCAGCGTCACGCTACAAATCATCACCCAGCACTGATATTGCCGAGCAACACCAGCACCCGCCATTGAGCGGGTTATTTCGTTTCATCCGCGCCCTGGAGGGCAACATGGCTATTAAAACTTCTGCCGGTATCACGCTCAAGATCGGGCCGGCGCATAACGCTACCTATGGCGAAGACACTGCAGGCCGAACCGCAGCAGTCACCGCGCTGAAAGCGCTCATCTACAAGGAAATCGGCGAAGTCGAGGACGCGGGCGAGCTGGGCGATGAGGCCTCGACCGCTGACTTCACCGCCCTGGCCAACCGCCGTAAACGCAAAGTGAAGGGCACCTTCGACGCAGGCACCCAGCAAGTCACCCTCGGTGAGGATCCAGCCGACGAAGGCCAGGAAGCCATCAAGGTGGCACTGGCCAGTGATTCGAATTTCGCCGTCATGATGGATTACGGCGACGGCACTGCCGACTACTACCTGGTCCAGGTGCTGAGCTTCCGCAAGCAGATCGGCAGTGCCGACTCCATCCGCAAGGCTTCGGTGTCGCTGGCGATCAACTCCGCGATCTACGAAGACAAGCCGTAACCCGCCAGGGGCTTCGGCCCCGGCATCGCCCTCATTCCACTCCTGAACCACTCAGATCCTCAAGGTAAAATCACATGTCCAAGACTGACCACGGCACCGTTGAAGCAATCGTTGGCGATAACTCGTACACCCTGGCCTTCAAACTGAAGGCCGTGAAGCGCATCGAGCGAGTGTTCGGCGGCATCCTGCCTGCCATGCAAGAAGTGCAGAAATTCAACCTGGGCGCCATTACCCAAGTCATTGCAGCCGGCGCTGACCTGGTGCTGAAACCCAAGGAAGTCGAAGCCCTCGAGGAAGAAATTTACGCCGCAGGCATCATCAGCGTGACCCCGCCGCTGATTGAATTTTTGTCAGCGCTGCTGAATCCAGCGGCTAAGGCTGCCGAACAGATCGACGCTGCCGCTGACTCGGCGAAAGGCGCAAAAAAGTAAATCGGCCTGAAAATGGTAGCTATGTCGACGAGTTGTTCGGCATAGCGACCGGCTGCCTGGGCTGGCCGCCCAGCGAGGCATGGAATACGCCCGTGCCCGAGATACTGATGGCTTGGGATGCGAAGGTCGAGTTTTTACGCAGCACCAACCCCTTCGGTTCAGGCGGCAAGAAGGCGGGGCCGCCGCCACCGCCCGAAAACGAAAGCCAGGACGAAAAGCGAGAACGCATCAGAGCGCAGATGAATGCTTTCAAGGCGCGCAGCCATGGGTAACGGTTAAAAACGGCGCCGTTGGCGTCGTTTTGATAATCTCGGATTTTTCAAGAGGGATTTCACATGAAATGGATTGCACTTGCGGCGTCTGCGCTGCTTTGTGGTTGCGCGGCGACACCGAACGATTTCACCGATTTTGAGAAGATCCAGGCGTCCAAGGTCAACCTGTACGAGCTGGGCGAGAATGCCCCTGCACATAAGGCTTTGGGCAAGGTAGAAAGCAATTCCTGCGACAGCAAAACTACGGCTCGGTATGCCGGTAGCCGGGAAGAGGCGGAACTGGTCCTGAAGCTTGAGGCTGTGCGCCGTGGTGGCGACATGGTCATTGGCTATAGCTGCTCGACTAAGGCTGTCGACTGGGTGAGCAACTGCTGGGCATCCCAGCGCTGCGAAGGAATGGCCGCAAAAGCCAACTGATAAAGAATTTTGAATAAACCCACTTCGGTGGGTTTTTTTTCGCCCGGAGAAAATACATGGCAGGTCAAGAAGTCCAGGGGATGCTGATCCGCCTTGAAGCTACGACGGCGCAGCTTCGTCAGGAGATGTCCCGGGCGGACGCAACTGTAGCGCAGGTTTCCGGGCGGATAGATTCGCAGCTTGGCCGCGTCGACACCGCGTTTGATCGGGTTGGGCAGAGTGCTCGAGCCGCCGGCGACATGGTCAAGACAGCTCTTGCCGGTGCTGTCAGCGCTGCGGGCCTGAGCGAATTGCTGCGGCACGCAGAGGCCTACACCACTGTGTCTAACCGGCTGAAGCTGGTCACCTCCAGCGCCCAAGAGTTTACTGCCGCCCAACGCGCCGTGTTCGATATTGCCCAGCGTTCTGGCCAGCCACTGACAACCACGGCAGAACTGTATCAACGGATCGCCACGAACCAGAAAGAGCTGAAGCTTTCCGGCCAAGGTGTGGCCGGGATCGTTGAGACCATCGCGAAAACGATGGTCATCAGTGGATCTTCGACGGAATCAGCGAATGCCGCGTTGATCCAGCTTGGCCAGGCGTTCGCGTCTGGCGTGCTGCGTGGCGAAGAACTCAACAGCGTCATGGAGCAGGCCCCGGCGCTTGCCCAGGCAATCGCCAAGGGGATGGGCGTGTCTGTGGGCGCTCTCCGCTCCCTCGGCGCGGCGGGGCAACTTACCGCCGATTCTGTGGTAAAGGCGCTGCAGGCCCAAGCCACCGCCGTGAACGAGCAGTTCGGCAGAATGCAGAACACCGTCAGCACAGGTATGACCCGCCTGGACAACTCGGCCACCAACCTGATCGGCAAGTTCGACCAGGCGACGAGCACCAGTGCGCGACTTTCCGATGTTCTGACAGGCATGGCGAAAACCCTGGATTCGGTGTCGGCGGACAGCACGTCGTTTGCGGATACCGTGGAGCGCGTCTCGAACGTGGCTGAAACTCTGGCAGTGGTGATCGGGGCTCGCCTGGCTGTATCCGTGGGGCAGGGTGCAATTGCGTTTGTTGCCGCTACGAAAGCGTCCATTGAGCAGACTGCCGCCCTTGTTCGGGCGACGGTCGCTGCTGACGCTGCTCTGGTAGCCGACGCTGCCAGCGCCAAGCAGGCAATGCTGACTGCCGCCGCGCGGCAAGTGGATGCAAAAGCCTTGCTCGAGCGCGCCAATGTGGAACTCGCGACGGCCGAACAGAAAGTAGCGGCCGATCGCATGCGCCAAGCCAGTGAGGTCGGAAACCTGCAGGCTGTTCAGGCCGCGCTTGTCGCCGAGCGCGCGCTCGAGCAGCAGCGCCTCCGCGCGCAGATCACTGACACCGGTCGTGCTCAATCCGTTGCGCGTCTGGCCGAGCTGCGCCAGTCCGAAGTTTTGATCATCAACCAGGTAAAAGCTGCCGAGCTCGTTTTGGCAGAGACCACTGTTGCAACGTCCGCCGAAATTCAGGCCGCCTACAAACTCAGGGCGGCCGCTGCGGCTGGATATGCTGAAACTGCGCTTGCGGCCAATCAGGCAATCGCCCTTTCCGATAAGGCAACCGCCGCCGCTGGCGCTACGTCGAGATCCGTTGGCGCTATGTCAGCGGCGGGAAGCGGCCTTTTAGGTATCCTGACTGGGCCTGTTGGCCTTATCGCCACGGCTGGCTTGGTTGCGCTTTCCTTCTTCCATTTTGGTAGCGCCGCAGATACTGCAACGCAATCGTTGATCGATCAGCACGCCACCATCGACGAGTCGATAAAGAAATACGGCGAACTTGGCGCGGCTACTCAGCGAGTTCAAAGGCTCACCTGGATTGATCAGCAAAAAGAAGCGCTCAAAGAGGCCAGCAGTGCGCTGGACGATTACACCTACAAGGTCGAGCGGGGCATTGTCTTTCCTGACGCGGATGCCGAAAAATTCCGTGCAATGATCGATGAAGTGAAGAGCGGCAAGCGCGAGCTCAGCAGCGTCACCTCTTGGATTGAGTCAACGATAAAACTCTATCCTGAGTCCGAAAAGGCCTTGGCCAAGCTGACTCAGACCTACGATGACAGCACCAAGAAAGCTGGCGATCTTGGCAAGGTTCTCGGTGTAGTAACTGCTGAGTCTGATGGCGCCACCAAGGCCACCACAGGCCTGACGGCAGCTCAACAAGCATCGTCCGGACAAAGCGCCGCGAATGTCGCTGCATGGGATAAGTACTATTCCCAGCTCATCAAAACGCGCGATCTACTGGGTGCCAATACCGAGGCTGAAGCCGCGTACACCGCCGCAAGAATGGGAGCTACGCCGGCCCAGATCGCCGCCGCCAAGCTCATCGGCGAACAGACTGACACGCTGAAGGCCTACCAGGAGGCGATCAAGCAGAGCAACGAAGTCGAGAAAGCCGCTCTCAAAATCAAGCTGGCCTCGCTTTATGCGGCCGAAGATGCGCAGAACGAGGCCGCTGCCGCCCAGAAAAAGGCGTTGGAAGACACCGCCAAGGCTGCCGAGGCGAGCGCGGGCCGCCAGGTCACCGCGATGCAGCAGGTCATTGATCAGACGCTGCGGGTCGTGAATGGGCAGAACCTGCTGTTGGTCCAGCCTCAGCAGCACCAAAACTTGTCGGGTGCGTCCCTTCTTACGTTCGGCGGCGCAACGCCAACGGTGCCGGTCGTGCCTAAGGCTTCGCCCGACGAGCGCGCGACGGCCGCTATTGCCCAGCTCGACGCAACCACCGAAGCCAACAAGCGTGTCGATAAAGCGGCGAACGCCGCCGCCGCCGCGCTCAAGGCCCAGGCCAAAGCGCTGGACGACCTGCTGGCCAAGTCCGGTATCACCACACAATCCGCCAATGACATGGCCGATGCGTACCTGAGTGGCGCCGATAACGTCCGGGCAATGACGATCCAGCAGAAGATCGAAGAAGAATTGCTCAAGACCGGCGCCGGAGCGCGCGACAAGGTCACCAAAGCCATCAACGACATGCAGGATGCGGAGGACCGCCGGGATGTTGCCAAAGCGGCTGCCGCGATGCAGGTCGAAGTCGATCAACTGATGGCGCAGGCCAGGGCAACTTTGCAAGGGGCTGCTGCTGTTGAGGCGTACAACGTCCAGAAAGCGATGCAAACGGAGCTGACAGGGAAAAATATTTCTGTCGGCAGCAAGGAGTACGCACAGCTTCTCAAACAGACAAAGGCTCAGCAGGATGCCAATAAGGCCCTGGATCAGGCGAACAAGGCGCGGGACATCGTTGATCGACTGAACCCCCAGATCAAGCTGTTGCGCGATTACCGGGAAGAACAGGAAGCGCTCGGCAAAGCCATGGAGCTCGATGCGGATAATATCGGCCTCTATCAGGACGCACTGAAAAAGCTGGGCAAGGAGTATGAGGACAACCAGTCGAAGCTGACCATCTGGGGAAAGCTCACCGACGATGCTTTGAACCGTATTGACGAGGCTTTCGTCGATATGTGGAAAAACATCGGCCATGGCTTTTCTGACTTCAAGACCAGCCTGATCGACAGCTTCAAGCAGATGCTCGCCGAGCTGGCGAACGCGGCCATCACGAAGCCGATTATGATTAGCTTCATCAACTCCGTTACCGGCTCGAACAAGGCCGGTGGCATCGGTGAAGTCCTCGGGCAGATCGGCAACAACATTCAGTCGTCAGGCAACATCGGCATAAGCGGCAGCGCTGCGCAAGGTGGCGCCGGGGTTATGCTCGACGACGCTGGCAACATCGTTAATTACAGCGGCACGGCATATAGCATCGCGTCCTCGAACTTCGGTGGAGCGGTGGCTCAGGGCTTCAACTCGGGTGGCTTCAGTGGGGCCTACAACGGCGCAAGTAATTATCTGTCCGAGTCGTTTAGCGGCACCCAGGGCGGTGCCGGCGTCATGCTCGACAATAGTGGAAACATCGTCGACGGCAGTAGCTTGGTGGGGAAGGGTGCCAATTACGGCCCATACTTGGCCGCCATCGCTGGCGCTCTGCAGGGCTACCAAAATGCAGGCGTAAAAGGCGCAGTGGGTGGCGCGGCCGGTGGTTACGCGGGCTACCAGGCAGGCGCAATGGTCGGTTCGTACTTCGGGCCAATCGGCACCGCCATTGGGGCGGCCATCGGTGCGGCGCTGGGCGCTACGCTGGGCGGTAAGCTTTTCGGTACTGGCTGGGTCACGACTCAATCAGGTCTGGAACTCGGCGTTGAAGACAACCAGGTCAGCGCACAGCAGTACCAGTATCAGAAGAAATCGAAAGCGCTGTTCATGGGCACCAAGCGTCGTTACAAATATAGCGACGTGTCCGATGAGCAGCAGCAGATGCTGGATGATGCTTACGACACTACCCAGCAGCAGGTCATTGACGTTGTCGCCGCCATAGGCGTGGCAGCGGATCAAGGCACGTTTGCCGGGCTGGACATTGCAAAACAGAAAATCTCTACCCAGGGCCAGACCGACGAGCAGATCCAGGCCGCGATTGTGGCCTGGTTCGATAACGCCGCTGACCAGATGGTGCAGTACCTGGATAAGGGAACTGAGGGTTTCGGCTACTCTTTTAAGGAGCTGGCGCAGCGGGTGAACGTGTTCACAGCGTTCAACGCCACGCTCGACACGGTCAACCAGAAAACCATGGCGCTCAGCGCGCACAACATGGAACTGGCCAACGCCATGGTGGAGGCGTCCGGCGGCATCGAGCAGTACACCGCGAACGCTGCGGCCTATTCGCAAAACTTCCTGAGTGCAACGGAGCAGGCCGACAAGTCCATTGCAGCGGTGCGTCAGCAGTTCAAGAACATTGGCATTGAGCTTCCGGAAACCCGAAAAGCCTACAGCGACATGCTTGAGGCGCTGGACCTGACCACTGAAACCGGTCAGGAAATGTTCGTCAAATTGACTCAAGGCGCCACCAATGCCGCCAACGTCTACCAGATCCTCGAACAGCGGCAGCAGGCCTATTACGCCGCGTTCTACAGCTCAGCAGAAAACGGCGCTCGGTCTCTTGCCGAGATAACCAAGCAGTTCAAGGACGCCGGTATAGTCCTTCCAGCAACCAGGGCGGGCTATCGGGCGATGGTCGACGGCATCGACCAAACCACCGAGTCTGGCAAGAAACTTTACGAGAGCATGATTGCCTTGGCCGGATCGGCAGACACCTTGTACACCGCGCAGGAAGGCGTGGTTAAGGCCCAGCAGGATCTGGTCGCGAGCGTCGTCAACAACGCAATGAGCGCGTTATCCAAGGCGGTCAGTACCGAGAAAAACAACCTGACTGAGGCCTACAACGCCCGTGTCAGCTCTCTGAACGACATGGCGTCTACAGCGCAGTCGAGCATTTCCGAGCTTACGACCACCGGCACAGCGCTGGAAAACGCGCTGAAATCACTCAACGGCACCTCCGACACCACCGTCAAGATGCTGCGCGCCCAGGCCAAGGCAACGCTCCAGAGCGCGTTGGCCACGGCCCAGGGCGGCGGCTCGCTGTCGGGTTTTGCTGGTCTTGATGATGCGCTGACGGCGGTCAGCAGTAACAGCACCGATATGTACGGGTCGCTGGAAGATTTCACCCGTGAGCAGGGCCGTACGGCGAACGTGGTCGCCCAGTTGAATGCCATCAATGGTGCGCAATTGACTACTGAGCAGCAATTGCTCAAGAGCATTCAGGGGCAGATATCTGACGCGAAGATCCAGTTTGACGCCCAGATGGAAATACTCGATGCGCAGCTCGACACGGCCCAGAAACAACTGGATGCGTTGAACGGAGTCGACAACTCGGTGTTGAGCGTTGCGGATGCGCTGAAGGCGTTCAACGCGTCGGTACAGGCGGCTATCGCTGCCGCCGCCGCTGCAGCGAAACCTGTCGCGTCAACCGGCGGCAGTTATACCGGCGGCACTGGGAGCGCTGGCGCGCCGAGCTACAACGATATCAATGCCATCTATAACAGTGTGCTCGGGCGTGATGCAGACGCGGCGGGGGCGGTTTATTGGGGCGGCCAGGCTGGTTCTATGACGGCCGCGCAATTGGCTGCGGCGATTAAAGCGGACGCTGTCGCAAACGGTGAAATCAAAGGCTATGCCTCGGGTGGTTTCCACTCCGGCGGCCTGCGCCTGGTCGGCGAAAACGGGCCTGAGCTGGAAGTCACCGGTCCGTCGCGGATCTACAACGCCAGCCAGACGGCCGCCATGCTGAACGGCGGCGACGACAACGCGGCGCTGTTGGCCGAGGTTCGGGAGCTGCGCGCGGAGAATCAGCGCGGGCAATTCCAGATCGCCAAGTACAGCCAGAAGGTGGCGCAGCTGCTGGAGAAATTCGATAACGAAGGCATGCCACAGGAGCGGGATTACGCATGAGGCTCATCAAACCGGTGGAGATCACCGAGGCGAAGCTGATCAGCAGCAACGTCCCCGAAAGCGATTACCCGGCCTGGTCGGCGACGGCCACGTACGCCATCGCCGCCCGGGTGCTGCTGGCCCACAACATCTGGGAAGCCCTCGCGGCGGTGCCCGCCGGCGTAAAGCCTGGTGAGGAGGTTGTAACGGCAACGGCTCCGGCCAAGTGGCAACTGATCGGCGCCGATAATCGCTGGCGAATGTTCGACGCCAAGGTCGAATCGCTGACCACGAACGCCGGTACGATCACTGTCCGGCTGCGGCCTGGCGCCGTGGTCAACTCGCTGGCGATGTTCAATGTCGCTGGGCGCACGGTAACCGTCACCATGGTGGATCCGGTGGAGGGTGAGAGATACCGGCGGGTTGTCAGCTTGGTAGATGGCGGCGTGACCAACTGGTACGACTACTTTTTTTCCGAGATCGACGTCCGGACTGACCTGGTGCTGCTGGATATGCCTGCGTACGGGACTGCTGACATTCTGGTGACAGTAGATGCGGGCTCAGGCACGGCGGCTGTCGGGCACATCGTCGTAGGCGCCTGGAAGAAGCTCGGCGATGCGCTTTATGGCAGCTCTATTGGCATTAACGATTACAGCCGCAAGTCTACGGATGACTTTGGTAACACCTCAGTAGTCCGGCGTTCGTACTCGAACCGTGCCGATTTCGACATTGCATTGGAAACATCACAGACCGCGAAGATTCGGCGTCTGCTGGCAGATCAGCGCGGCATCCCCACAGTTTGGGTTGGCGAGGAAACATATGAGGCGACGATTCTGTTCGGCTTCTACAAGGACTTCAACATAGTTCTGGCTGGGCCGAAGTTGTCCTCGGGAACAATCACTGTCGAAGGTCTTGTTTAGCTGTTCCAGCATTTGAATATTAAATATTGAAGGAATTATTTTATGGCGACTCCAGTGATTGCCGCGCTTCCTATTGCCCCGACGCGCGGTGACGGCCCCGACGATTATATGGTTGAGGCTGACGCATTCACCGCAGCTCTGACGCCGTTCAGCATCCAGGTAAACACGGCAGTAAGCTGGATGGCCGATACCATGGTCGCGACTCTGGATTACAAGAACGCTGCCGCATCAAGCGCTTCGGCGGCCGGTGGTTCCGCAACGCAGGCGGGACTGAAGGTCGTCGCTGCAGCTGAGCAGGTAGCACTGGCGACCACCCAGGCTCAGAACGCTGCAACCTCGGCCTCAAGCGCACAGGCTTATGCTGCTGCCGCTGGCGCGGCTTCCGGTGCCCCATCTCTTGTAGGAAACGGCAAGAAGGTGCTGACGGTCAAGGCTGATGAAACCGGCGTTGAATGGAAGGCGACTGGTCAAGTGGTGGGGGATATTCTGTTTAGTGCGACACCACCGGCCGCTAACTATATTCCTGCGGCAGGTAATATTTACTCCCAGTCGGCTTACCCTGGGCTGTTTTCCAAACTGTCTACGGCGATCAATCTAGAATTGTCCAGCGGACAGGTTAAAGTTACTCCTGGCAACTTTACTGCTTGGAGCATAGCCTATGGCGCTGGCAAATTTGTAGCTGGCTGCGGCTCTAGCACTCCAAGGATTTTCTACTCCTCCGACGGAGTTACCTGGTCTGGAGCCGCGAACGCTACCGGCGGAGCTGACTATGTAGCCTTTGCCAACGGAAGGTTTTTTGTCTTTAACGGTGGGTCATCTGCGTACCAATATTCTCCAGATGGAATTAACTGGACTGCAGCTACTATGCCTAGCACTGGCAACTGGCATTCGGTTGCGTATGGTAATGGGGTATACGTTGCTATTGGCCAAAATGCCATCGCTTACTCCAGTAATGGGGTTAACTGGACTGGCGTAGGGGCACCTGTAAACGCCAACTACTACCAAGTTATTTTCGCTTTTGGGATGTTCATAGCTGTATCCGCAGCATCTGTTGCCCAGTATATAACGTCTACTGACGGTATTACTTGGACTGCAAGGAGTTTGCCTTATTTTGCAAAGGGTGGGTTCTCCATGGCTTACGCTAATGGAGTTATGGTAGTGCTCGGTAATGCACAGACTAGTAATGGTGCTAGCCTAGCAGTTATTCGTACAGTTGACGGTGTTAATTGGACTATAGTGAATCTACCTGAGATGGCAATATGGTCTGCTATTTGTTACGCCGGAGGAAAGTTTGTAGTTATGTCCTCTGATGCCGCAACTTTAGCAGTATCAGTAGATGGCCTGGCATGGGGTGAATCATCTAGTACTGCTGTAACCGCGTCCGGGATTGTTTGTATGGCTGCCAGCCCTACAGTGCTTTTGATGGTGAATATTAGCGCAGTCCTTTATTATCACCCTATATATTCTTACGACCCAGCTACGCAGTTTGCTACGCCGGTAGCACAACCTCCGGTAGGCACCAAAGCCTACATAAAATATCAGGAGTAACCATGTCTCTCATTACTCTGTACCGCTGGGGTCAGGACGGTTACTACCTGGACTCTTTGGAAGTCGACGAGGCCGATAGCCTCCCACCTCGTAGTACCCCGACGAAGCCCCCCAAGCTCACCGGCACCCAGGTCGCCCATTGGCAGGGCGAATGGGTGAAGCTGCCCGCTGCACCAGAGCCGCCACCCGCACCGACCCCCGACTGGCCCAGCCTTATCGCCGCCCGCCGCTACACGGCAGAGATGGCCGGGACGGTTGTTCAGGGCATGGCCATCGCCACCGACGACCGCAGCCAGGGGCTGATTACCGGCGCCGCCCTGGCCGCGATGCTCGATGCTGACTACACGATCAAGTGGAAGACCGCAGACGGCTTTGTTGAACTGACCGGCGCCCAGATCATCGGCGTGGCGTCGGCGGTACGTGCGTACGTGCAGGCCTGTTTCGACCGCGAGGCCGATCTGCTGGCCGCTGTGGCTGACGGTTCGATCACCGAGGCCATGCTCGACGAGGGTTGGCCGGGGTGATCAAGTGCGATTGCCGAAAATATGCTGAGAGTGTTTATCGTAATCTTCAAATCGGTGGGTTTTTAGGAGTTGAGCTGACCTTGTTTTAGCGTCCAGAAATATTATTTGGATTTCTC